CTCGGTCTAGTTCAGCAGTCTTCATTTGAGCCTCAATATTTTGCTGATTCATCTGCACTTGAACCTGCTCTCCTTGCGCCTGTCTCTCGCTTGCAACCTTCTGAATCTCTTTCCATGCCTTACCCACAATAGCCATGGCCTCAGATAGCGTCTCTGCCCTCTCCATCTCCATAAGGTCTTGATACCTCAGCTCCTTAGCATTTAAGCTTGCCTCTGCCAATCCAAATATCCTTCTGCGAATATCCTGCTCCTTGCCTCCATCAATAAACTTAATACTATAATCACAATAAGCTAAATTCTGCGTTACCTTCATAAAGCCGAACTTCTCGTCACCAAGAACTAACTTTGCCTTCTCAGGCTTATATAAGCCCCAAATAAGCTTCCTCTGCTGAGCAACCTTAGTCAAAACCTTCTCGCAATACATTCCCGTTAAAAAGAACCAGTTTTCTGTTATGATGCGAGAGTTGGAAATGTTGCTTTGAGCATTTGTTGCTGTTGAACTTGCTGCAGTCTGCCCTGCTCTATCCGGATTGACTCCAGACAATTCATCAAGCATATTCTTTAACTCCCTTGCTAAATTTACTAACGAAGGAAATGATTGACTCAATCCTAAATCAACTTCTTTAATCCCCAAAGCATTAGCAACATCTTTCATTGCCATATTCCCCGAAGCAGAGGTGTTGATATTTACAAAATTGTCATTTGCCAACTGATAAAGAATATCCTTAATGGTTGTGCCTCTTGGAAGCGCTGCCGAATCATAAACAATAGACTTGCCCTTAACTTTGCCAATCTCACGCATCATCTGATACATAACAATATCAAAAGCATCGCTTATTGCTGACATTAGCTCCTGCATAGAAATTCTTGTCCCATTAACAGTGTTTGCTAACATGCCAGTATAAGAAAATCCAAAAACATCACCAGGAGAATCTTCTCTTCTCATAGTAAATGGCTTTCTGCGAACATCTTTTAGTATCTCATGTCCTATCTGCCATCCTTCCCATAGCTCCTCCTGATACTTAATCTCAATGCCATAAATCCCCCTTGCTACATTCGAATTATGCTTTTCGATATTCTTTTCGTAATCCTCTGTATTTAATTCAATCTTATAGTTTGAGTCTGCTGGATTAACAAGTTTTTGAGCCTCCGTTAAAGGAGAAATCTTATAGTATGTAGGACGTACCGACTTCCACTCAATATGAATACATCCAATAATAAGCTCTTTTCCAATATACTTATAACTTCCGCGATACGTTGAGTTGTTAATGTCTCCCTGAGCAGATTTAGCCAATTCTCTTAGCTTCTCTTTTTCCAAAGGAGTCCAGTTCCACTTTCTCAGCACATCATGCAATGTCATCCCCTCATAATGTCCCATTATGGGTGACTTCTCTAAAAAGGTGTCTCTATCAATCTCTAAATAAATAGCATCGCGCGGATCAATAGTGACATAATTGTCATCGCCCTCTATTGTTACAGTGTTTTGACCATAGCACATTCCTGTAATCAATACATCTTGAAAGTTCCTATTGAACTTCTCTCTCATCTCCATATCAATAATTGCACTATTGATAAGAACCTGCATCACATCCTCATTCTTGTCCTTAAACGACATTTCGCTCCAAGCATCATCATCTGACAAGTCAGGAATATCCATTCCGTCCAATGGATCAACCCCAACCGATTTTAGCTTCTCAATATCTTTTTTAACATGCGAGGCACCCAAAACCAATTCGTAGTTGTCCAGCTTTGCTGTCTGAGAAAGAATGTTTGTAGTGGAAACGGTAGAATTTAATGGGCGGGTTAACCACTCATTATTTATAAGATCAATCTTTGTCTTTGATAACCTGTAAGAAACATATTTACTTCTGTTTCTCTTTCCATAGGTGTTAGTAAGATAGTTTATGCTTGCAGGATTTACAATCCCATTGTAAGTATTGTATAGCTTTGTAAATTTACCAATACGAGACATGTTTTGAGTCAACAAGTCTTCAGCATAAAGAAAATGCCCCTTTTGCCACGTCTCTGTTAATTTTACACTCTCTAACGAACTCTGATCAGGAAATTCCGGCATTGCTATCTATTTTTGTTTGCAAAGTAATAATAAATTGCATATAGTCAAGAAATTCCACTTAGTCCTCATCAACAAATTGATTTTCCTCGTTGCTCATCTTCATATCTCCCTCGTAAACCGTTTCGCTTTTTGAATCTTTTATATACGGAACAATATTCCCTTCTGCATCTTCAGTGAACTCCGGATAAGCATACGCATCAGCAATAGACTTATCATCTTGGTTAAACGGAATCACATCATCCGAAATCTCTTGCATAAGCGAAATGCCTAGCGCATCAATACTATCATTATCGGAATCTTTAGTAAACTCATCATAAATCTTTGCCTCATCCAATATAATATCAAACCACAAACTGTCGCAATAGTCTTCAAAGTAACTCTGAAGCAACGAAACCATTATTGGGCGGCTATAAGTGTTTAGCGACACCCCGTAATCGTGTTGCTGAGTTGTTGTTGCGCTCTCAAACTTCTTTGGGCGCATAGCCAAATAAGATTCAAGTCCAGCATCCTTATAATACTGAATAATACCTGGCTTGGCATAATCAATAAGGGTGCTTGCGTAAAGACCGTAATAAACAGATACCTTAGCACATGTTTCATAAAACATCTCTTTCCTTCTTGGGCGTGTCCTTACCAAGCAAACAACCTGCCTGTTAAGCATCTGAGGATTAGGATTAGCCTTTCTTCTTACCACCATCGAACCCAACGACTTAGATGTTTTTGACTTGTCCTGATCGTAACTATCCGCTCCTCCAACAAATAAACTTCTATATCCTGGCGTTGGATGTCCATCGTGCAATATCAACACGCAGTCCTCGTTCAATTCTGTGTCGTCTGCTGGCTTAGCTATTACCTCGCGCGGAAACTTAATCTCCCCTCTGTCGTTCTTCTTCCACTCTAACTTCCACTTGCCGTATTTTTTTAACTCGCTCTCAACCTTATACCCCTGAGCATTTAACTTCTCAATGTTAAAACTATTAGAAACAGTCTTTTTAAATACCTCAGAAATGTCGAGCGGAGTATTCTTACAGAAGTCATAATACTTCTCCATGTCCCCGATTTCAAGAAGTCTCTTTCTTTCGGCTTTAATAAACTCCGATGCAGCAACTTCATCCGGAATACCAATTCTCTCCCAAGGCTTTAGGTCCATCAAGTTAGGAACAACCTCTTTTATGTTGCCATCTTCAGAGGCCCCTCCATAAAATGGGAAATAAAACTTTGTTCTTGGCATAAAAAACCTAACAGCATTATAGGACTCGTGATTATGCCACATATCCTCAAAGGCATCTGAGTTTTTTCCCATTGAACCACCTGTTCCGTAAGCAAATAGTGAACCCTTCTGAACAGATCCAAATCTTAAACAGTCAATCGATGCAGAGTAAAACTCCTTCGCGTGCTCAAACTCTCCCATCTCCTCTGCAATAATATCATTCAAATACAACCCCTTAAACAAGTGAGGATTGTTAAACATTGTCCGCTTATAAATAATATTCTTCGTTCCGTCCTCAATCTTATTGCCTTCAGCATCAATAAACTTGTAGCCAGCGATTGTCTGCTCGTCATTATCTAAAAGTGTCTTTATCTTGAACTCAGGAACTGTCATTGCGTTTGAGTCGGACCACTTCTGCATAAAATCATCAATATACAACTGTTGACCTGCTGCAACGCCCGCATTATATCCAGGAATAAACCTCCATCCATAATCAACAATCATCGTTTGTCCTGCCTCAGATAATCCTAAACGCCTTCCCTTGGGACCAACAAAGTTCTTCCCATTTGCTTTTATGTATTCAATAATATAGGCCAGCTCAAGATGCAAATCGACCATTTGAGGAGAAATAGGACCAAGAACCGTGTTAAATGTTCTAAAGTTTCCGTAATAGTAATACCTTCCAGGAATCCACATTCCGCCAGTCTCATACCCATTGTGGATGTAGTATAATTGCTCCTCCCAATACTTTTGCCAATCAAGAGTGCCTTTCACCTTCGGATTTTGTCTAGAATCAGCATATTTAGGGATTCCGTTATCAACAACAGGAAATGGTCTGAAGTTTTTTGATTTTATGTACGGGGCAGCGTTCCAAAAACTCATAACTTATTGATTAGCAAGGTCTAACAACACATCTGCGTGGCACTTGTCGGCTAATCCGCAGTAACAATACAAGTTCTTTCCTTTTAACTCATAAACATCAACGCCTTGAAAGTGTCGAACCCAATATTTTATATCCATAACAGACTCATTTTGAGGCACAAAAGATAATTCAATAATAGAATCAGTTAATGTCGCTCTATATAAGTCCTGTAACATCTGAGGGCTTCCAACTGTTACAAAAACCCACTCATCAGCCAACACAACCCTTCTGTTGCTTGCATCTACATAGATACAGTCGCCAATAAGCTTAAAGGGGTTGCCAAACTTTCCCGGTCTTCCTGCATAATAGTTAGGAAGCCCATTAGGGTGAATCATCTTAAACCCTTTTGCTCTTGATCGTTGTGCGCGTACTGGCTGTATCATTAGTTTGCTGAATAAATTGATTTAACATTGAAAAAAGTTAGCGCAGGACAATCATCCTCCG